TGCTTATTCGCACCTTCCCTGGCATGCGCCAGTTGGGCTTTAACGTCATACAGGCTGAATTGACCACTCGAAACCAGTAAAGAGGCAACAGAATGACGTGTGGTGTGAAAACAGACTTCATTCTTGTCTATACCGCACTGTGCCAGTATTTTTTCATATGCCCATCGGGGTTCCGATATCGGTTTTCCATTATCCTTAATGGCGAACAGATACGGATTACTGCCAACTCGTGGGATAGCATCAATAATCGATAATGCGGCATCGCTTAGATATACCGTCCGACTGCGACCATTTTTTGTATAAGGAATAAACAGAGTACGATTGGCCCGGTCGATATGTTCATGCCTGACATTAAGCATTTCTGATTTGCGTGTACCGGTTAACAACAACATGGCTATCAATCCCCCGGCAGCTTTGTTGGGATATTGGGTAGCAGCGTCAAGAATGCGCCTGATCTCATCAGCATCAAAAAAGCGCGTCCGCTGATTATTCTCTTTCAGTAAAGGGATCTTATCGGCTTCATTCTTTTCCAGCACATCCTGTCGCAACGCATAACGCCCCATCGTTTTCAGAATAGCAAGGGCTCTGTTACAGGTAGACGGCGCATATTGCTGCCCGTGAATACGCCCCTCCAGCATGTCAAACAGCACCTGTTGTATCTCTCTGGCCCTGAGATCGCAGTAACGTATCTTTCCCAGACGAGGTTCAATGTATTGCGTGAAACGCTGAACATCCTTATCCCAGGACTTTTTATGGCGCTTGATGAACGGAACATAGGTCTGGTGAAAAAACTCACTAAGCGTTGGCATCGCACGATAATTATCGCGCTCTGCCTTGGGGTCATTTCCAAGTGCAATCGCCTCCTTATGACGGCGAGCTATCTGGCGAGCTGTCCCCACATCAATTTCAGGGAATCTGCCAATACTGATACTTTTTTTGGTACCGTGGAATGTGTAGCGCAGGAGGAAACGTTTGTTACCCGTTCGACCTGAGAGACATTTGAGGCCAATAACTTCGGTATCAGATACCTCTAGCTCTGTAGATCTGGTATCTGTGTTTGCCGGAAGGGCTTTGATGGATGAATTGGTGAATCGGAAGGATTTTTGCATATTTATCCTCATGTATCTGATTGATATCATGAAAATAATATATATCTGAAGGTGTTTTTATTACGGGGCAGGATTGAAGAATGGAAAAGCTATTAGACGCGTACAAACGGATATTGCAGGAAGTTAACGCCCAGTCATTTAACCTGAATGAGGATAAATACTCAGGCGTATTTTTACCCGTACCCTTTGAAGAATACTGGCACTCACCGGTAAAAATCATGCTGGTTGGACGTGAAACCGCTGGCTGGAATACGCTGAATGGTAAGAATACGATATCACGGGTGTTGGGACTTATACCTGACGTCACCATCGGGCAGGTGGTTGAAGAAGCTGTAGATCGTTACAGGAAACATCTTCCGGTACAAAATTATGGCACCACCAACCTCAAATCACGTAGCCGCTTCACGCAATATCATTTCAGGCTGGCCCGGGAGCTTAATATTCTTCCCCAGGCAATCGTGTATGCCAATCTACTGGCGTGGGATTACGACGGACTGACCCCTCTCAATCGCCCTCAAAATGAAGTGCAGGAAGTCATATTAGCCTCGCTGAAGCTGCTGGCGGTACAAATTAAACACCTTGAGCCTGATTTCATCATCTTTGCATCCGGAGCCCGGAGAACAGACTACATCATAAAACAGGTGCTTACTGAGCTGGGCGGCTATGAGACTTCTTCAGTCATTCCGGAGAAGCTGTGGGAGTTCAAAACAGGTAATGCAATCTGTTTCAGAATTGCCCATCCAAGGGCTATGCGCGGACACCAGAAGTACAGAGATGAGGTGATTGCACGAATTAAGCAACTTTGTACTCAGGGTGGCTAGAGCATTACAGCTTGCTCAGCAGGGCCCCTTCCCGGAAGAGTACCGGAAAACAGGCAAAGCAACCTGGTTCTCTATGCTGGAGGCGACACGTTCAATTCGGCATTGCCAGGCTGTAGATTGCAGCTCATTGCACCCCGTGAGCACAGGATATGCACAGGGCGTGAATTGCATGCACAAAAAAACCACCCGAAGGTGGTTTCACGACACTGCTTATTGCTTTGATTATTCTGATGTTTCCCATGGTACCCGGAGCGGGACTTGAACCCGCACAGCGCGAACGCCGAGGGATTTTAAATCATGCGTGTTATTCAGATTAATCATAAACTTACATGATTTTTTCGCCATTGTTTTGCGTATTGAACTAATGCAAGATCAGTAAGTTACTGTTGGTTAAAAATCTCAATGGCGAAAGAATTCTGGGCGAACTTACAGTTAAACCGGACAGTCATCACCCCGTATAGTGCGATTGATGAAATACGTCACCCTGCCCATTACTTCTGCCTCTTCCATGGCCTCACCTTCTAACGCTTCGCCATCATCAGTGATTAACGATCGGCCCTGTAGTTTCGCAAACTGGGTATACCCACCACACAGAATTAGCAGCACCTGCCCCTGCGAAAGTTTTGTCACCGGCTCAATCACGGCATAGCCGGTAGCCGTTTCGACGATACGGCTCTGATCTGTCGTGAGCATATCCTCGGGATTTAACCTGCGCTCGATATAGTCGCCCGCCGGCGAGACGAAGCCCACTATCGTATGTACCCCATATTGCGCATTATCCAGAGCCGGTTCTGGCTGTCGTCGGGTGTTTTATCTACAAAGCCAGCCTGGTATCGTTCTATCCATTCATTGGCGTCAGTTTCTGTGAAATGCCAGTTTCTGGCGCGTAGCTCCCTGATAAAGTCAGCGGTGCGCAGGCACTGATACCCTTTCGGGTTTTTGTGCACGGCGGCAACGAAAGCGGCGCGAAGGTCTGATTTGCGGGGCATGATCCACACTCCATTTATACTGTTTTTATATACAGTAGTTTTAAAGTGAGGGCAGATCAATGCTGGACCGCCTATTAATCATTACTGCTGAACATCCCCAGCCTCATGTTTGCTTTTCAGCTCAAGAACCTGCTGGTGCAAAAACTGAACCGCTCCCAGTAAATCCATAACGATTGGGTTGTTGTCGATTGAAGGCCTGTCGCGCATTACAGGATTTAGTGGGCGTCCTTCATCATCAAGTTCGTTTGCTTTATAAATGACATCAGGATCTGGCTCCAGATTGTGCTTGATATACTGAGGTGCCACGGCCTCTGCCTGCTCCGCAATAATCCCAAACCTTACCCTGTTTTGTTCATCATCTTTATAGGTGAAATTTACCATCTCAAGAGCAGCAATTCGTTCTACGGCATCGCTTAACGGTGCCGGAGATATATCGCGTTTGTACATTAGCCCCGAGGTCCCCTGTATGGCGAGCACGCCTGATGAGGTTGGTAAATTATTCACAGCCTGGCCAGTATTAGAACCTGAATTACTGCGTTGCGTAAAATATGGTCTGCCGCCTGCTGATGGGGAAACCTCCAAGCTTACCTGAGATCCCACATCGTCAGACTGACGCGATGTATTTCTGACAACGATAGAGGTATAGCTATTACTTTCAATAGTCATCCCCGCAAATTTTAGGTTACTGCTCTCGCCAAGACCGAGATTAGTTCGAGCCCCAGAGGCATCCGCAGATCCGGTCCCCCCAAGTGCAACAGGAAGCATGTCATTAACCCATCCAAAGGACACCCTTGCATCTGCCGCGGTCTTTGCTCCAGTTCCTCCGTCAGCAACCGCAAGAGCGCCATTGCCTCCCTTTTGGAGCAACTTACCAATAGCGGGAATGGTGACTGCTTTACCGTTGATGGTGACCGTAATGTTCTGGTTTGCTGAGGTAGTGGCGAACGTTTCCCAGCCGCCAATATTCTCGTCGTACTCGTTAATGAGCTGCGAAATGCTCTGTGCCAGGCCATCGACTGACAAGGCATCTGTCACCAGAATGCCGTACTTCTGACCGCTCACCGCGGGTGACGCTGCAGGCGTTACTGTTAACGAGGTTGCACTGTTAATGGCGGTAATCTGGAACAGCTGAACGGGATTAGAAAGTACCACCAGGGTCTGGCCGAGACGAATCTGGCTGGCAGGTGCCGTCCAGTTTGTACCGGTGCCGGTGGCGGTATTTCCGTTAACAGATATTGTGCCGATGGTATAAAGCATGAACTACCTCACGATAATAACGATCGTTTAAAGCGATCAATAATGTAAAAAAAATTGATCGCTCATATCAATCTGACTATTTTTTAAACTCTAATAAAATGGAAGTTCCCGCATAAACAGGAATGTTGAGATGAAACTTTTATTTGTTGCAGCGATTTTGCTCGTGACTGGATGTACGAATAAGCACACAGAAAACGCATTCCAGATGGATTACCCGGTTGATGCCGCTCGCTTATCTTTGGCTGGGGATATTCACGTAAATATTGACTGTGCCACCAGGGATGTCGAAGTTATTTCCGACAGTAGCAACGGAATATTCAGCCGCCATATCAATAAGCGCTTGAGCAATATTTGCTATAAAAAAACGAATAAGTTTGATGTTGTTTATCGTTTTGAGTTAGCAAAGGGCGTGAAGCAAGATATGATCGCCACTCACTACCCGCGTGTTCCTCCGGCATCAAATCCCAACAAACCGGGCGATCGGAATTCTTAATCCTCTCCCCTGCATGGTCTGGGCCCAGGTTCGCTGATTACTTGAGATGTACCTCCCCTGTAACTGCGAACCAGTCCATTTAAGAGCAATACCTGAATATCCAACAACCGTTCCATCATCACTGAGATTACCGGGACAATTGTTTACCAGAATCCATGGGTTGAACCCTGGCGTGATGCTAAACGTGTTGTTCTGCAGGTCATAGTTAGCCGGCACATCAAAGAAGCCAACCACCCGGGGCATTTTCGAAGCTGACACAGCACTCCAGATAAGGTTCCCTGAGCTGTCCAGAACATCAAGGTACCCGCTCTCCAGTCCAATATTTCGCGCAGTGCGGATCATACTCCCGGCGTTATCCTCAAGAAGGTTTGCGCCAGGTAACCCATATTTATTTGTCCCCAGTTGAAGCCATCTGAGTCTTCCGTCATTCCAGAACTGAGTGGGGGTATACCCCAGCGTCGAACCATCACCAAACGGGCTGTTTACTCTGTAAAAGCCTTTATCAGTAACAGCGCCCAGCGTTCTCTGGTCATAAAAAAGTGTCGACCTGTTCTCCGAATCAACCTGAAGTTTTCCGGCATCGTTATAAGATTCGAATCCGCTCATTGGAAGTTGTAAACCTCCACATTTAGTGTTGTAGCCTGATTGGCCTTTGTCGGTAAATAATAAGCAGTAAAGCCGCCATTATAAGCGCGGCAAAAATACTCATTCATCCCGACGCCGGTGGTTACTATTGAAACAAAAGACCCGTCCTGAGTAGCTCCCGGAAACGCAACGTTCACGCTGCTCACACCCGACGGAAAATTGAAGGACGTGCTGCCCATATATCGAAGTGAATAATCACTTAAATCTACCGCAACACGACCGGCACTGTCCCAGCACTGTAGACCCTGTGGCATTACCATAACCCCATTCTGACGCGTAACACGTTATTGCTGTCATAAATGCGGATCAGGGTGCTGGATATCAGCATTCTGCCGCCACCGACCACGCCGTTGATTTCGAAATTCCCGCCTTTATCCAGCTTCCATCCCGCCGAGCCTGCAACGTAATTGTTCGACTGAATAAAGTTGCCGATCTTGGCATTGCTGATGGTTCCGTCCTGAATGAACGTATCCCGGATGAACGTCTGCCCGTTCTGGATCACGAATGGCAGCGTCACAGCCCCGCCAGCCTGAGACATCACCGCGAAACGGTCAGCAACAAACAGCACCTGTGACTGCATGCCGGATGGTGTATTCTCAACGCCGATCCCCATCCCGGCGGCGTACTGGCGTCCATTGGAGTCCACCGCCACCTTGATGTTATACATCGCGCTCAGGTTGCCGTTTACATCAGCCACCGCCTGTACGGTCTCGTTAATAGCCGCGGTCTGGCCGTTTACCGTAACCGTCAGGGAATTGATTTTCGTGGCCGAGGCCTGCGTGAAATCAGCAAGGGTTTCGGTGAGATCGGTCGCGTTTGAGACGTTACCACCCGCAGAAGCATCAAGCGTCACCAGCGCACGGGCAACCGAATGGCTGGTATCTGCAATGGTGGTATCGATACGGTCGATGCTGGCGCTGTTCCCGGCGTTGGTGGCTGTCTGGGATCGACGGCTGGTTACCTGCGCCAGGCTGTTCTGGATAACCGCAATAGAGGAGTTTTTAACGCCTCCCGTCATGCCGTCCATTGAGACAGAGATTTCGTCAATCTTCACCTCGGCCTGGGCGAGCCCATCGGCGTTTTCCTTGATGGCCAGCGCCTGTTGCTCCAGATCGTCAGCGTTCTGTCTGATGTCGTCGACCATGCCAGCAATTTTCTCGTTGCCGTCTACGGCGCTTTCGATCAGTTCCTTGAACGTGTCCGATTCTTTAATATCTTCCAGGATAACATCGGTGATATCCGATACATCGATGCTGGCCTGTCCACGTACCCAGTCTGTGTAACCCGACTCATTGCCTGTCCTGTCCACCAGCTGCGCCCGGTACCAGAAAATTTGCCCCGCCTTCAGGCCCATCTGCTGATACTTGCGCTGCGGATAGGGGACATCGCTCAGAAGCAGCGCATCATCATCGCTGCCGGTCAGGCTGTACTGGATTTCGGTTTTCAGCGTGTCGTCCGTATTCGCCGGGAACCCCCAGTTCAGCTCGATACCAAATACAACGTTTTCAGAGGCGGTGAAGCCCACCGGTTTCGGCGGGTTGCCCACCTTCCCGGTCAGAGTTTTCTCTTCCGAATAGCCCCACCCGGAGGAAATCTCAGCGGCGTTGATAGCCCGCACACGTACCAGATAGCGGCCCGAATATATCCCCGGCACATCGAAGGACGTGGTTGAGCTGCGCGGGACGTTAACCCAGTTCCCGTCGTTGCGGCGCCATTGCGCTTCATAGGCGATAGCGTTCTGCGCCTGGTCCCAGCTTACGCGCATGGTTTCGACGCTGATATTCTGCTGCACCACGGAGAACGAGCTGATGACGATGTTAGCAGGCGGCGACTGGTTGCCCGGAGGAATGACGCTCACCGGGCGCTGGTCAATGATGGCGCCAGTATCGATGCGGGCATATTTATCCGGATCGTGCCACGCACCCGCGATAGAGAATGTGCCATCGTTGTTATCCGTGACGCTCACAACACGGTACTGCTGCGCATAGAGTTCATCGGACTCAACTACCCAGACAGCCTCAGCCTGTGGCGTTTCGCTGTAAGCCGTCGTGACGGTCACGGCCTGGCCGTTTACCGACTGGATAGTACGACTTTGAGAAGCGCCAGAAGGCAGGTTCAGAATAAGTCGGCCGCCAGCCACTGCGTCGGGTTTGCGGTCCAGCGTGATTACCCTGCCGTTAACAGCGCTGATGCGCCCGCCCATAACCTTTCCAGACAGCATTTCGTCTGCCACGGCGATAATATAACCGGGCTGTGGAATGTTACCGTCCAGGCCGACATCGAAAGAAACGATGCGGTCCTTGTTGTTGGTCAGGATGCCCCAGCGTCCTTTGCGGTTTGCCTCTGACTGGCGGGTACACCCAATAGCCGTCATTTCCAGCTGGTTATATCCGTAACGTGCCACCAGTGCCTGCTCAAACACCGGCTCCATTGCATCAGCATAGGCGTTAGACGGATCGGACCAGGAAACCAGCGCTGTGGTATAGCGCGTTTTCGTGGTACTGCTGGCGTAGGTAAAGCGGCCATCAATCACGTTGGCGCGGGTATAACTGTAATCAACATCCCTGGGCATATCCGCCAGCGCAACAATCTGGTCACCGCCCCAGTAGGTCATACCCCGGAATATGGCAGCAAAATCACGCAGAACGGTGTAGGCATCGTTCCGTTCCTGAACATAGACGTTGCAGGTATAGCGGGGTTCGGTACCGCTTCCGCCTTTACCGTCCGGCACCATCTGATCGCAGTACTGCGCCACCTGGTATAGCGTCCATTTGTCGATATTCGCCGCCGTCAGGCGATCACCCAGCCCGAAGCGGTCGGTCACCACCAGGTCGTAAAAAATCCACGCCGGATTATCCGTCCATGCCCACTTAAACGTCCCCGTCCAGGTCCCGCTGTAGGTTCGGGTTTCTGGATCGTAGGTATCCGGCACGCGAATAACGCGTCCGCGCGGTTCGCATGAAATCTGAGGAATAGAGCCATTGAACTGGCTTGAGTCGAATTCGATGTACAGCAGCGCGGTGTTTGGGTAGCGCAGCTTGGCGTCAATCACCTCGGTAAAGCTCTGCAGCGTCATCGTATCGCCGATCTTCGCGCTGTTCGCATCAGCGGTGATTTTACGCAGACGAAGCGTCCATGTGCTGCCGGCCTGCGGAAGATCGATACGGTGGCTGCGTTCATAACCGGATGTGGTCTTACCGGTTACGCTGGTATTCAGCACCGTCTGCCAGGTGCCGCCGTCGGTCTGCAGATCAATCGCATATTTAATCGAATACCCGACCAGATCGCCATCGTCTTCCTGCTGGAACAGCGATGGCCACTTCAGGCGCAGACGAACAGCAGAAAGCTGGGTATTGGTAAACGTTCGGGTCCAGGCTGTGGCGCTTGATACTTCGGTACCCACGCTAATTTCGTTTTCGGTGCCGGGTATGCCCTGGATGTATTTCTGCGCCTGCGTGCCGGGACGAAACTCCCAGGTGACGCCGCTGAAGTTCTGAGAGCCGTCAGCATTCTCAATCGCGGTACCGTCCAGGTAGATATCCTTGCCGGTTAACTGTCCTGAGAACTCCCCCTCCCCCAGCGCGATTAATATTTTTGCCTTTGCAACAGACTGGAGATCGTCAGGCTGTTCGGTAGGCGTGCGGGATTTAGAGCCACCACCTTTGCGGCCTTTAATTGCGGTTGCAGTTACCATATTGCGCCCATAAAAAAAGCCACCCGGAGGTGGCTACTGTTTGAATATCAGGATGTCGTTTCGTTTTAACCCTGGCTAAGGTAGGCATTCAGCCCGTCAGTGGTGGGACACTGGCGAACAACTATGCAGAGGGATGGCTGTTTACCTCTGTCAAGGAATAGATATGAATTATAAGTTTGAAGAATCGATTGCAAATGAGATGCCTCTGCCAGATAGCACCACAGCGGTGTATGCGATGCAAGGAGCGTATGCAGTTTTGGCAAGAACTTTGAATGATGAAATGCCTGGGTTCGCTGAAAAACTCCTTGCTAACCTTGATCGCTATTATGCACAAAATGAAGGGCAGGCTGCAGCTCAATTAGCAATTGCGCAAATTGGCGTTATGGTTAAAACGCTAACAAGCGGACAGAAATAACATTATCGATTTTCACTGATATCCCATTTTCTAATATTTGCATATATGCGGTCTGTTCTTGGGCCGCTTTTATTCTCCCTCTCGCGCAACAAGCATCTATAATGGATTCCGACGCAAAACTCCTCGCCACATCACTCAAATCCCAATTATTACTCTGCTGCAAAGCCAAGCTGGCGATAGCAGATTCCAGCGCTCCTACACGTTCTTCTAGACTCATAACACTCTCCCGTTTCTGTCTACTGCTGATCTTGGACATAAATGCCGGCTGAAATAATCGCGCCGCCGATGCGCCGGCGACCGTAAAGAAGCGGCACCGGATACCCCTGCGCAGCGGTATTTGTTACGCCACCGAACGCATAAGAGGCCCGGTTATCTGCATCCTGTTTACTGGCCAGCCCTGCTGGCTGAGGAGAAAGCATCTGGATCACACCGCCGGCCATTAATCCGATACCAGCGGTAACCATCCCGCTACCTATTACGCCACCAACCCCAGTCCACGACGTCATTACGCCTACAACTGCACCTACAACAACAAGTACCGCGCCCAAAACGGTTTGCAGCACGCCAGCTTTTTTACTTCCAATAATTACGGGCACGATACGAATTACATCTTCTGTAACCGGATAGCCCAAGTCATCTTCGCCAATGTTTTTCTTTCCTTTGAAAACTGCATAAGTAAGACCACGGCGATCACTAGTAATCATAAATTTTTCAAACCCTGTGATCGTTGCCGCTAAAGCTCTTGTAGCCTCATGAACTGTACTTATTAATCGATAATGGGTTTTACCAAATGTCTTACCTAAGATGCCGCCAAGTTCGATTTTAACCATGTTTTCGCTCATTCTTACCCCATAAAAAAAGGCCGCCTAAGCGACCTCGATTTTGACGAACGTTTTACTTAACTTGCCACATCCGATATTGACCTGCAGCCCCGGTCTCTGTTTGGTATTCTTGATAATGGCCGTCAGCGATAATACTTAAAGATTTTCGCCATTCAGTTAGCGCGCATTTGAATCTTACTGAAATCTTATGCTCGCCCTTTGGTAAGTAAACATCTACATACTGATTTTGCTGTAACCCTGCCACTTCTTTTTCATCAACTTTCAAAACTAATGGACAGTTCTCACCCAACCCCGATCCAGATAATTGCTGGACACGGTGTACCCTTACTTTGGTAGCACCAGTCTTGTCATATAAAAGTGATGAATCATAAATAATGCCCGTTGCCTCATAAGGTTTTGAGGAGCATCCAGTTAATATGACGATAACTAAACCCAAGAATATTCTTTTCATATCCTCTCCCTTTGTGAATTGCAGGAAGATTAGCACAGGGTTTTATATCTCAAAACTTTCATAGTTCTTTCCTGCCAGTAGCCGCCATAGGGCACGCGTTGGCTCAGATGCCCGTACAGATGGTGCAGAAGCATATTACCCTCCAGCAGGATGCCGGCATGGTTCCACTTGTCAGCCTGAACCTGCATGATCACCATATCACCAGGCTGCGGCGGGCCGTCAAATTCACGGAAGCCGCATTCATACCAGCAGTCCTGATAGAAGTTGTCCGGATAGTCGTTTTCCCACCAGGGATAATCGACCCGGTAATCTTTCAACTCGATGCCGTGGGTCTGCCGGAAGTAGCTCATTACCAGCCCCCAGCAGTCGTAAACGCCCAGCACGAATGGCCGCTCAATGAGGGGAATTTCTCCTCTGGGCATAATGGTGCGCAGGTCACCCTCCGGCCAGCTGACGATATGCCAGGGCAGTCCGTTCAGGTCGCACTGGGCTTTGTCAGTTTCGCTCGGTTGGGTGGTTGCATCTGGGTGGCTGTGTACGATCGCCGTTACCGCCCCCCAGTCTTCGGCAGTTGCGTAATCTTCCGGCGACAGGTGAAAGTGTTCAGTCGGCTCGGTAGCGAGATTACGGCAGGGGAAATATCGCTCCACCCTGCTCTTCTGTGCCACCACACCGCAGCACTCGCGAGGATATTCAGCTGCAGCATGCGCGATGATGGCATCAATGGTTTTCTGGCGCATATCAGCTCCTGATCAGAGATGTGCCCGGGAAACCACCAAACGACAGTTCGTTATTTTCTCCGAACCGAAGTTTGCAGGCTGAGAGAGTACCGTTGCATTCATCCAGCGAGGGATCGCTCACCGGATTATTGTTTTTGTCGAAATAGCGAGTTCCGGCATAGTCGCAACCATCACCGGTACGGTACTTGTTACGGATGCACCAGGTGCACAACGAATGGAGCTGGCGCGTAGGTATCATCAGCCCCTGCAGGTCCATCGGGCTGGAGAGGGTGAATTCAACGACCTGGTTAGTCTCGTTGCTCTTCGCATCAATATAGAAAACCTTCAGCTTTTCCTGGGTCGGATCGGCTGTCGGGTTGCCGCCGGTGAAGTTTTTCGCATCGAGATATTTACCCAGGGTGTCATGTATCGTCACCTTCGCCTGCAGCATATCGTCATAAGCCAGACAAAGAGCGGTGATCGAGCTGTCGAGGTTAGCAACCGAAAGTTTTGGCTGCGCACTACTTCCCGAGGTAGAAGCCTCGATCCCCTCAATCTGGCATGGCCACGCTTTATATTCGGCGCCCTGCCACCAGATTGATTTGGCCGGAAGCTTGTTTTCGTCACCGCCGGCCGCCGTTATTTCTGCTTCAGTATGTGCGAGGCTGTAGTTGTGGAAACGTAACACCTCACCTGTACCAAATGCAGTGCCATCCACTTCGAAAAGCCTGACCTCATCGCCGGGTTCAAGCTTCTGATAATCTGCGTTGAGACTCATGGTTTATCGGCCTGTTCAAAAGTTGCTGAAAGGTTGAATAGTCCAGCGCCAAGCGGCGACGGAGTGTAAGTATCACAGCGATACAGCCCCAGTGGCTCAAGCGGTGGGTGCCACTGAAAAGACTTTGTGCCCTGGTGACGATCGAGGAAGTTTTTAATGGCCCCGATATACGCTTCGGTACCGGTAAACTGTAAATTCCACTTTTGTGAACGCGGATTTAAGCCGTCACCGGCCACCTGTTCATATCCGTCACCAAATTTTGCGGAGCGCCGGCGGAACGTTACCTCCTGCTCCGCGTTGATGCGTGGGCACCAGCTGAATGTTTCAAGAGCCATCAGCGGCCTCCTTTTGCAAGGTTCCAGATCGCACCGCCCGGCGCTAAATCTCTCATTATTAGATCCCTGTAACGCCTATCTGTATAAGAACCCACATCTTTCGCGAATTGTTCATAGCCAGATGTCGCTTGAGTGGCCGTATTTCCGTTGCCATCAATGGTGATATATACCTGTGGTGCCCCTCCACTGCCTGGCGTGACGCCGCTATTTCCCACGGCGCGGACACCGAGTGAACCATCAGACGCGCGGGTAAGAGGCATAATGGCTTCAGGACCCGCCTCTCCCATCAGGCCGGCACCTTTTGCAAACGCAAACAGCGTCGGTGAACTGACGACAGAGTTACTGTACTGACTGAGATCGGCTGAAGAGTAAACGCCGCCTTTGGCGTTTAATTGCAGATTTGCACCATAGTTCTGGATTGCTGTTCCGCTACTGGCTGAGGATGAGCCGGCACCGCTAAACAGCGAACCGATAGAGCTGGCGGCGTTCGCGATCATCATATTTACCATCACCTGTTCTATGATTTTCAGAACGCTGATACCCCAGTCTTTCCAGCTCGCTTTATTGCCGTTGAGCATCTCGACAATGTTGCTGCTGATCCCTGAGAGTGCGGTTTTCATGACGTCGGCAGCCTGCATTGCATAGTTCGTGGAATCATCCACCCAGTCGGCAAGTCCGTCACGGGCGCCGGTTACCCAGTCAGCCTGAAGCGCATCAACTTTCTTGTAGTAATCCTCCTGAACTTCGATCCTTTCGGCCTGCGCATCTTTCAGGGCCTGCGTTTCCCGGTCATAAACCGTCTGGCTTATATCACCGGACTGATACTGCTTTTGCAGCTCCCGCTGCTGATCGAGATAATCGCGCTCAATACTCAGGCGTTCCCTGAGCCGCTCACGCTGCTTATTACCGATTCCGGCACCCTGCACATCCACGCCCAAATCTGCGCGAGCATTCTCGTTTTGTGCCTGCAGATTTGCCACAAACGCCGCTACCCTGGCATTTTCTTCATTGGCTTTTTTGACAGCGTTCAGGCGATCCACTTCCTGAGCCAGAGATACAAGTCTCGTCTTCTGCTTTTCGTTAAGCGACTGCAACTTGCCGTCAGCAATATCGAACTGCAGTTTTTGCTGCTCGGTCACCACAGCCGTTTTTTTGCCGGTAGTGTCGATCAGTTCAATCTGGCGCAGGTAACTACGCTCAACGCTTTTAAACGCAGAATCAAGCTTCTGGCCAGAGGTATTTTTTTGCGGCTTACCGTTTGTTTCCCCGGTGCCGAGGGTATAGTTTGTTTTGACTGGCTCGGGCAGTTTTATTTCCGGCAGAGTAGATTGGGAGTTTTTCAAAAAGGCCAGTCGCCTCTGGAGCTCAGCCCTTTCGGCCTGCTTACCGGATACGTCCATACCTATTCTGTTGAAACTCGCCAGTACGCCTTTATCATCGAGATCTGCATTCAGGTTCTTGATGCGCCGTTCAATTTCTGGAATGGAGGCATTCAGGCCGACCGAACTCCCGCCTTTGTACTGGTCTATCAGCTTTCCGGCCTCGGCCCCTACCCTTACCAGCCAGGTGGCCAGGTCCACTACCCCACCAACCAGATCAGTCAGACCCTGAATAACAGCCGGGTCTTTAAATACATCCCCCATATCTCCAATAGACTTCTGGAGCCCACTCAAATCTACGCTGGCGAGCCCTGCAGCAAGTTCAATTTTGACGCCGTTGACCTGCGTCTCCATATCCTCAAACAGGGCGTTAACTCTGACCAGTTTTTCAATATCTGCGTCGTCGGGTGCCACACCAAACTTCTTCGCGGCATCCATATACTGACGCAGCTTTTCACTGCCATTGTCCAGGAGCGGCAGCATCTTTGACAGGTCATTACCAAGACTCTCCAGGATGGTAGTCTTCTCGGCGTTGGACTTAACTTTCTCCAGTGCGTCGCTGATTGCCAGAAGTTGCTTGTCGGGAGATTCTCCGGCCAGTTTCTTGGCCGACAATCCCAGAGCGTCCAGCGCACCGACCGCCTCACCAGATTTATTAAGAACGGCATCACCGATTTTGTCTCCGACATCTTTAAAAATATCGGCCATCTGATCGCCGGAAACACCTGCTTTTTCTGCAGCATATTGCCAGGCTAACAGGGACTGCGTGGACATGTTAAGTGACTTTGCCCAGCGGTCTGATTCGGTAATCTGACGTGAAGTGGTTTTGAGCAGGTTATACCCCGCCACTCCGGCTCCGATGGCTGCAGCCCCGACTGCTGTTGCGAATCCGGTCATGGCAGCTGCAGCCGCAGCGGCATCCTCCTTTACTTGCTTACGCCATTTTTGTGAAGCTCGCTCCGCCTGCGAGAGGCCGGAGACAAAACCGCCCACTTTGGCAATCAGGTCGATCGTCAGCGTGCCCAGTGATTTGGAAGCCATAAACTCTCCGTTGGCGGCGTTATGTCCAGCTGGCTCTGGCTTCCTCTAACGAGATTGGTCCATCAGCAGCTTTGACTTTGGTAAAGTGCAGTGTGAAATCGGTCGGGTTGAATGGTGGGCGCTTGGGGTCTCTGTTAACGTTGGCTATCATGCTGCTCACCAGCCCGGCACCCCACTCAACCCGCAACATAGGGTTCAGACTTCCGTATCGTTCCCGGTACTTTGCCCAGAGTTGGGACTCTTTGAATGAGAGGACTTCCCGCGCTTCGGCGATTGTTCTGCCTCCGATTCCGTTGAGGACGAGCTCGCACCAGAATTCGTCTTCGGCGCTGAGCTCGAAGTCTTTCCCAGATCGTTAACTTCCTGAATGGCCAACAGCAGCGCTACCGTCAGGCCACCATCGAGTGCTCCACGTTCAGGATCGGCCTCACCAGTAATGTCAGCCGGGGTGAATATGGGTTTACCCTGTTCATCGCAGATGGATGCGGCGATACGCCCTGCCACACCATCGACCTTACCCCCAAAAGCCAGCACATCGGAGGTTGCTGTGTGATAACCCATCGGGCGAACATACACGGTCGCGGTGATTTTTTTAACGCCCTGTGTCCAGGTTATTTCTTTCTCAACCGGGCGACCGGTAAACGCGCCGGACTCTTTGAGTGCATCAAGTGTTAATTTCATCATTAATCCTGATTAATAAGGGCGTTGCCGCCCTGATTTTATGGAGTCACGACTTTTGGCACCCATACAGCAGAGCCGGAGCGCTGGACAGATGCAGAAGTAGAAACAACCGTGTTTGCTGCAAAATCAAACGGGAAGTCGGACACATAGCCTTTGAATACGAACCATGTGCGGCTGTCAGGTAGCAGCAGGCCATCGACTGCACCGGATGCACCATCTTCAGCCGCAGTTGGCGATGCGGTCCCGTCTGACCATCCAATCGCGAACGTCAGGTCCTGATCCTCTTCGTCGTCCGAAATAGACAGGTTGTAGAGCATGATGTGGCTGGTATTTTTAGGATCAGCGTTAAGCGTCAGTGATGCTGTGCCAGGCGTTCGAAGACCACGCTTATAGCTGCGATCAAAGCGCTCAGAAAGACAGGTGTCTTCAATCTGGTCGGCCGGGTTGCTGCCGGGTGAAAATGCAGTGATACATTCAACTTCGCTCACCGCGCCTTTCGCGAGCACAAAGAGCTGCGTACCTTGCGTCAATACAGACATTGTTATCTCCGGTCATAAAAAAACCGGCTCAAGGCCGGTGGTTGAATAATTCGTTTATCGAGTGACTATCCAGTCAACATCGAATGAGTAGCGATAGCGCTTTGTTTCCGGGTCTTTCTCCTGCTCACCCAGGCGTGTGATATACGCGTGCGGCTCGATGGCGTCACGCAGCGCAGAGGCGACGGCAATAACCTCGTCCGCCGTGTCGCCATACGCATCTACCTGCAGCGTAAAGAAGTCTGCATCCGGCCGCTGCGCCAGATAGTTTTCCGGTAAGCCAGTTACGTTCTGCCAAACCGCGTACGGGTAAACGACAGCATCATCCTGCTGGCCGAAGGGGTATAGTCGAACCGGATTAGAGCCGATTAGCGCGGTTACCGCCGTACTTGCCGCGCATACACCAAATATGGGCGCAATCATGGTGGTATTCCTTTTTTCTGAGCACGCTTAATGGCACGGTCAATGGCCTTTTCATACTCCGTGACAAAGGTATTTATCACTTCGCCGACGCTGCTATCTGCTGCCGGGCGCATAATTGGCTGGGCACGGACATTCTCGGTACCGAACTCAATAAGGCGCCAGTGAGGAGTAGGTGCATTCCTGCCAAGATCGGGGTGCTTTTTAAGGACCGCGCCGTGCAGCACGCCAATGCGAAAACTCAGATCACCCGTACGCTTAAAAAGACGGCCATTCCAGCGCATGGCAATGTTATCTGCGATGCTCCTGCCGGTGCCAGGATCATCAACGCGTCGGGCGTTAGTCTTCGCTTTCTCAACGATGACGTTGCCGGCACGCCTGAGCGCAGCCCTGCCACCTTTGCGGCGCAGATCGACGCTGACGGCATCCAGTTTGCCCAGCAAAGAATCGACGCCAGTAATGCTGAACTCAATACCGTCAGCCATCGTTAACCCCCTGCGAACATGGAAGTGTCAGATATTCGCGCCCACTTTTGTCGTCGGCCAGAACGCCATGAACGTTATACACACGACCGAGATAAAGGATGCGGTGCTTACTGGTTACGTCATCGCGCCAGCGAATAGTGATCCTCGTCGTGACTTCGCTTTGCCCTGCCTGGGCCGCTACAAACTCACGCGCGGACAGATCGACAATACTTGCCCACAGGGTAGCAACGTCAGCCCAGCCGTTGATAATGGCTCCGGTAGTCGGACTCTGGGTTTTGACTGGCTTCTGCAATGTAACGCGGTAACGAAGTTTTCCGGCCTGCATGCTCACCCCCTGGGCTTACCGCTAAGGTAAGTCGGTACCGGTGAATCGAGTGTGGTGTTTTCAATGTCTTCAGCCACGTACTGATAAAGTATGGCGGCCAGAGATTCATTGGATTCAGCCAGGCGGTTTATCGCTGCGGTCTGGTCTATCTGCGCTTTTGTCTGTAACTCCAGCGCTTTCAGAAGTTCGTTTACCTGTTGCTCGTTCATAGGCGATTTTCATCCACTTTTGTAGCCACTCACGGCGGGCGGCACATCCGGAACAGGCCATCAGTGCCACCTCCGGTGTCGAAGTAGCAGGGCTTCAACTCCAAGCGGTAGCTCAGAAGTAATATTGCCGACATTGACTGCTTCCCGGTTTGCGTACCAGTGACCGATAAGAAGCAGCATTGCAGCCCATATGCCAGAAGTGAAAAGGATCTCACGGGGCGGCGTTTCCCGTTCCACCGGCGGCGTCAGCGACTCCACCAGCTCGCCGTCGCAGAACTTCTCAACATAATCGACGGCAGCCGATGTGTAGGCCGCGATAAGAGAATCTTCGGCGTCGCTATCAACCCTCAGATGAGTCTTTATCAGCTCCATCTGCTCCGCGCTTATTTCCACCTTTACCTCCGGTTTTGGCTTTTGCAGGCTGCTCAGGATCGGAGGTTTTCGCCTTTTCGGGCTCAACCTCTTCGGCCAGGTGCAGTTTGACCAGCGCTTCGCCGATTTCTTTCTTCACCATGCGGGTTTCGCCCTGGGACACAGTGCCCAGGTGATAATGCGAGAACATACGGAGAGCTTTAATTTTCATACATTAAACGCGGCCATTACTGACCGCGCCCTTCTGTTATTCGCCGGAGGAAACCGCAACATCGCCAGTGACGATAGCTGCGGGACGGTAGTGCGCCAGCGCCAGGCGTTCTTCGCACAGGATGGTCAGCATGTTTTTAACGAAGTTATCGCGATCCTGATTACTGATCTCGATAGTGGCATCCATACGGTCCCACACCTGAGATGCCAGGCCAAACGCGCCAACGGTGAATTTGCCTGCCGTCTGTGCCGTGGTCGACACCACCGGCAGACCCCAAAGCACTTTCGAGGCAAACGCCTGCGGGCCGCCCATGATGTAATTGCCATTGGCGTCTTTCAGCAACGCGATACGGTGCCAGTCCGCCGGGTTAAGAATGATGCCATCGGCTTCAAACTCGCTCAGCGACACCTGATAGATGGCGTGAGCAAGAACATCTGCACCGGTATCCCCGGTCGCGTTGAGGGCAGTTTCGTAGTCGGTCGCCACTACGTTAAGCCCCTGGAGGTTGTCGCCGGTACCATCCCCGTTCAGTATCTGATTCTCTTCCACCAGAGCCAGGCCGTACATCATGCGGGAATTGATGTAAGACTCCAGAGCTGGTGCATCATCCATAATCTGTCGGGATGCCTGGATCCAGTGGGCGATGGTTTTCACGTTCGCCGTTTCTTTGGTGAAGGTAATGTTACTTTCCGGCTTGAGGGTGCCTTCCGCCACTGGCGCGGCAGCGTTGGTGAACACGTTCTCACGAACATACTCCAGCGCATTACTGGTGATGCGCCCCTGTGCCAGCAGGTCACGTACGGTCAGGCGGCGGAGGCCAGGCATAAGGATTCCCGGCTGCTGCTGTGGCAGAACCAGTGCGCCGGCGGAGTTGGCGCCAGACCCGATCGCTTTATCAAAACTGGTGACTTTCGCTTTGGTGCGTGAGCCGTCCCAGCCTTTCATCAGGTCTTCGGACACGCGCTCTGCAAAGGACTTCTGGGCGGTCTGGTCAGGTGAGTTTCCGGCCAGTTTCTGCTCGAGATCAAACAGGCGGGTACCGGTGGTTTTCAGTTCATCCTGGGCTTTAGCCAGATCGGTCTGCAGTTGCTTGTTGATTTCCCCGTTCTGGTTAATGGATTTACGCTGTTCTTCGATAAGCTCCTTCACTTCTTTCTGGGAGTTCTCGATTGCTTTTTCCAGTACAGATAATTCAGACATGTGTTACTCCGTTAAGGTGTCCGCAGGTTAGCGGCAAATGAGGTAATGCGCTGTGCCAGCGCGTCAATGTCGCCGCCGCCGAACTCGCTTCGGCCTGCGGACTTCACGCGGGAGATAAACGCCTGCGCTTCTGCGCGAGTAAGGCCGACTGAATCCCTCAGCCAGGCCTCCGCGTCACGAATGGTTTTAATGCCGTCGATGCTCTTCATGGCGGTTACGCCCGCAAGCTCGTTTGCCGGGAAGGTGCAGACACTGATTTCCCGCAGGTAAGAAATGTGTTTGAAAATGAGGCCTGACGTGCCGATGGTGTAATCGTCGGGGCCGACGGAAAACCCCACCGACATGCCTTCAACCGTGCCATGCTGCATGGCGGCCTTCAGGTCTTCTGCCAGACTTAACCCCGGCGTAAGTTGCCCTCGCACAAAAAGCCCCTTCTCGTCTTCGTGCATGGCATCCCATTTGCCAACCGGGATGGCTCGCGTCTGGTGGTTAAAGAACATAGCCACCTTGCGGCTCTGGTTAGCGACCACACCAGCGAAAGCGCCGGGCAAAATAATGTCGCCATCGGCATCGGTGTTATTGAAAACCGAGGCGTACCCTTCAAACGTTCCCTTACTGCCGTCACCGGTAAACTTGATTTCGGTCTGGTCGAACGCCAGCGTCTTTTGAATTTCAGGCATCATGGCCCCCATAAAAATTAAGCCCCGTCATTGCGGGGCTCTTTGCTTGATCCAAGATCGGTAATGGGTACGTTCTGCGACTGGCGCGTCGCCACGTCACCGCCGGGCAGTGGTGGCAGGTTATCCAGCCGTCGAACCTCGTTAACGGTGCGAATGCCGGTATTGACCATGATCTGCATGAAGGATGCCCGGCTTGTTGAGTCGCCGCGTAACAGCCCGTCGAGGTTATGTTCGGCATGAATAGCGCCCTGCTCTGACTCTTTCACCAGCCAGCGTTCAATGCTGTACTCCCAGCGGTCAAGGTAGGGTTTTAGCGTGTACTGAAGAAAGCCCAGGTTTTGCTGCTCAATTCCCGATCCCCAGGAGGTGGTTTTATCAACATCGCCGACCAGATGCGGAGGAACACCGTAAAAGCGGGCCAGTTCGGCGACCTGAAATTTTCGTGCAGCCAGTATTTCCGAATCCTGAGGCGAAACCCCTATAGCCTGCGTAGTAAACCCGCTCTCCAGGATCCACAACCGCTTTTTAACCGGTCCGCCTGCAATCTCCTTAAAGTTCTCCTCCAGCTGACCGCGCTGCTCTTTAGTCAGCACCTTGCCATCAGTCATCAGGATCTGCGGAGACTTCGCGCCGTTCGCGAAGAACTCACGCTGATTATCTTCCATGGCAATGGCGACACCTGCAGACTTCGCGCTGAACGCCAGCGGAGACAGGCCGGTTAGCCCATTGAAGCCAAATCCCTTGAGATGGAAAATTTCTTTCTGTGAAAAGTTGGCGTATTCCGTGTCACGACGATAGCGGTAGATAATGGTTTTGCCGTTTTCACTGAGCCGCACTTCCATATTGGCGCTCATCAGAGGAACCATACTGATAACGTCGCCGACGCTGTTTCGCTCCACATGCGCGTAAGCATTACCGTAGGCGCACAACTGCATGGTCATGGCTTCGCGGAACTCCAGTGCGGTCATGAAATTGTTTGGCCGAAACCTCAGTAGTTTTGCGAGAGGATGGTTGCCAGGAACCTTGCTGCGCTGATCGTCTTTGGTTTCGTAAACATCAAGCGGTAAAGATGCAGTGACTGTAGAAATGAGACGGATACAGGCCCACACCGTGCTGATTTGCATGTTTCGCTCATCAGTGACAACGGATTCACCAACAACGCCGTGCGCAGAGGTGCCAGCCATCTGAGAGCCTTTCTCTGGTGTAACCAGTCTGCCACCGGTCAGGATGGAGGCCATGCGCGCCCAGAATGGCGATCGCGTTCGCAGGTCAATGCTGTAATCGGTATCTGCCATTTTTACACGCTCAAAAAGTTATAGATAAAATCGTTAACATCTCCCGGATCCTCTACATCGTCACTGGACTGTGCCCCGATGGACATTGCCAGTGCTACCATGCCGTCGATACGGCCACTGGACTTGCCTTTAACAAATTTGCGGTTACCGGCTGGGTCGGTGATTACCGTGGCGTTTTTGGCGCACATTTCGAGGATCGGATGGTTGCCGTGCTTCAGCTGCGCACCGAGCAGTCTGGCCTCAAGCTCCCTGAGTGCGGGAGACATAGAGACAAAGCCCTGGCCGAACTCCACAAACCGCTCAAGTTCGGCTTCAGTGAATCCGGCATCGATGAGATGAGGGCGAAGGAAACGCATGTTATAGCGGTCGAAAGCCAGCACCCTGACGTTACAGATATCAAAAACGCGCCGCAGCTCCCTGGCGATAAAGGCATACTCAATGGCTTTTCCCGGTGTCGTGTTCAGCCAGCCCTGCCTCGCCCAGATGTCATAAGGCACGCGATCGTTACGCGCCTTGTCAGCCAGCCCTTCCTCAGGTAGCCAGAATTTACAGTGCACATCGCCATGGGTTGTGTTGAGAATCAGCGCGGTGAGGTCCGACACGCTGGAAAGGTCCAGGCCGCCCCAGACGGTAGCGCCCGCCAGTTCGCCGGGTTCCTCTTTATTCATGTGCCACACGGTCTGGCTCACGAACGGGCTTTTCGCCTCAACCCTGCGGTTTAGTACAAGGTTCTCAAACTCTGCCTGGCGCGACGGCAGGCGTTTTGCGCTGGCGGCCATATCCAGCACTTCTTTCTGGTTCATGAATACATCAAAGGCGGGGTTTGCCAGCCTGATGGCTTCAACAGAGAAAGGGTCGATATCTTCCGGCGCGGTCTGGAGCCTGACCACCGTTCGCGGATCTGCCCCGGTCAGGCCATCATCAATAAGCAGGCTGAGCAGGTCGCTCGCATCGGGCGCCTGGGTACTGATGATTACCGAGATAGGGTTATCCTGAGCAGCGGTCGCGGTTTCCAGCGCTTCATAAAGCGGGTCGCGCGGCCCGCGAACCTGCCCCAGCTCATCGTGGGCGACAAATCGCGGCGAGAAACCGTAGGCCGTGGTGGCTTCGGCGCTCAGTGCGCGATAATAAGAACCCAGTTCAGGGCAGTGAATTTCTTTTGCTGAATCCTTGATCGCCACATACTGCATCAGCACCGGGTTCATCCGGCACATCTTGGAGGCCAGGTTAAACAGAATGGCCGCCTGGTCACGCGAACGTGCGGCAGAATACAGCTGCGAGTTCGGCGCCGCTTCTGGCCCCACCAGATAGAGCAGCATCAGCATGGCGGTTTCAACGGTCTTGGCGTTCTTGCGCCCGCGGCTGATGATGGCGCGGCGAGTGCCATGTTTGTTGTCAAAGATAGCCCTGAAGTCGTCTTTCATGAACTCAGCCATTTTCAGGGGCTGACCAACAAACTTACCTTCAGGGATAACGATATTTCTTTCGCACCAGAGGATATTCCTCTCGGCTCTTGTCAGAGTTTTTTTAGCCATCTAAGAGCCTTATTCAATTTCCCAGGGTTTTCTCTCCCGTGGCAGATTGTTGTTGGCACGACCTACCGTTTTGGGATCGGCAGTCGCCTGCCGGGTGATCCGCAGCCGCGTCGCCAGTGAGGACGCAGAGCGCACTTCACGCTCGCGCATCGTGAGCAGTTTGTCGTAACGCTTCAGCCCATCTTCTCGGGACAACCACTCCAGCTCGAATTCTTCAATCTGGGTGGTGAGCAACCGAGCCTGCACAACATGGCGGCAGTACATTTCCAGCATGTCGCGGTGCGTTTCGGTAAATGAGCTGGCGGGGTTGTCATTGACCAACCGGACCCAGACGTTTATTTCCGGATCGCTCAGATGAATGGACGGCTGTAGCCTGCTTTCAGCCAGTGCCGGCAGCGAGACAGCAGACGTCGCAGCCAGAGACTTTCTGCCTCGCTGTGCCATCGCTTTTTTCCTTTTTTTCTGGACGTTTTTAAAATGAAACGGGGGAGCGCGGTCTTTAAGATTTTGCCGTCAGAGTTTTACCCCTCCCCCCAGCCCTCAGGGGTTCAAATGAGAATTAATATCATTTATCGATGATTCGCAGGTTTTCACGGGAGAGGTTGGCGGGCACCAGTCGTTCTCCGACACCGAGCGGGAAGGTCAGGCTGACCGTAGGTATCGTCTCGCCCACCTCGTGGTTGAAGTTGATGGCGGTAACAGAGCTGAAACTCACGCCATCAATGCTCAGTTCAACAAGCTTACCGTCCCGGTATTCAATCTTCATATCTTGCATTGCATACTCCTGTTACCAGATAACCCGACCATCATTGTCGAATTCCGTTACCGTTCCGCCCTTCTCCATGCGCTGCTTCACTGAGTCGTGACAGCGTTTGCATAAACTTTGTAAGTTTCCGGGGTCGTGAAAGAGCGTCTCGTCACCCTTGTGTGGTTTGATGTGATCAACAACGGTTGCGGCTATCACCTGATTTCGCCTGAGATGAAACTCGCAGAGTGGCTGTTTCTGCAACTGGTGATAGCGGAGCCTGTACCACCGTTTGGTGTTATAGAGTCGGTGCCAGGGTGAACTGGATGCCATATTCACTCCAATAAAAAACCACCAGCAACAGCAGGTGGCCCGCGACGGATCGGCTTTCTTTGAAGCGCATACTCTGCGTATAAAAAAGCCCCGTTGGTGCAGGGCTTTGGGGGATTATTTGTACAGAATTAAATGGAAATCTAGCCTCGTGTTTCAGCATCCAAGAAGCCGCGAACTGCGGCAGATGTAAGAGTCTTAAGATCAGCCTGAAGGAAAGCTGTCTTTCCCTCTTTATTTTCGGTAGTCATATGCACAAAACGAACACCGAGATCCCATACCTCCACTCGAAAATGTCCGCCAGGAAAGTATGATTTCCCGATTTCATACAATTTGCTAATTGTCATTTCTTCGTTCATGCGCATTTCCTTGCTGTGTTTTTGCACAGCAAGATTAGCATTGTCACACATAGTAGTGAATGCCTGTTGTAAGGCCTATCCCCTACACGGGATATTCGAATGTTTATCCGCTTGAGAGGATAGAGGTTTTATCTCTTATAGTAGATAACAGATCACCCCGGAGAGTTAACCGACACACTAGATATCTCGCATCGAGGTATCTCCAGTCACTTAAATCTCAGGAGGTAAACCCATGCCATATACACACTACATTGATCTTTTCTTCTCGCTAGTAATCGCTCTTTCCCCAGCAATCAACGAGATTGTTAAAACCTATTGCCTGGCAAAAGGCTTCAACTTTTAGAGCGCTACGGCATTATCAAGCCCACCAGCAGGTGAGCTTTGGAATGGCTACTTCATCAGTGAGGCGGCGTACTCAATCAGGTAAAGCTTTGGAGCGAGCCAGATTTTTAACCAGTCCAATGACAGCCAACCCAGAGGCGCGAATGTGACGATGTAGACCACTGCAATAATTATAATCTCTGGGTGTTCCCATAATTCATCATCTCGCCATCGTTTTCGAAGGTGCTTAAATACTTTCCATGCACCAAACTGCGCCCCTGCAAAAAGCAGGACACCTAAGATGGAAAAAATCACCGACGCAGCAAAGTTCCAAATTAGTAACTGACGAACCACATCAGGAATTTGAGACTGACTGAATGACACGGCTGCATCCACTCCATTGGCAGCTCTTTGTAGCAGATCGGTAAGTATTTTTTGTGCCTGTTCGTTCACTTCATCTCCTTCTGGCAGTTAGCCTTCCACGCTTTGTTATGTGCCAGCACATCGCGTTTCGTCTGGCGGTCAAGAACATCAATGTCGTGATCAGTCAGATAGATTGGCTTTACCCAGTCACAGGCTGTATCAACCACCACCGGGACGCTTCCACGTGTCACGCAGCTCGCGATCAACATCGTCATCAGGCATGCGGTTAACATTCTGCTGTACATTGCTGGCCTCTTTCGTTGCTTCTACCCGGCGTTCGGCTACTGCTTGAGTGGCGGCGGCCTTATCTTCAGTGCGCTGCTGGTCTGCTTTCGCTTCAGCTTTGCTGGTGCCGCGGATATGGCCCAATCCAAACGCTCCGGCAATTGCTGCGAGTGCCGAAACTATCAGCGCTAGCATTAGTTCAAGGTTCATCTTTCGTCCCTTACCTGCTGCTGAACTTTGCCGACCAGTTGACTATGAGACCCAACCTCCGATATACCGATTCCACTTATTCCGATGTATTCACGTCCCGTTTGTTTATCCTGGATGAGATAAACACCGCGCCAATTGTCATAAGCGAGTCCGTCACGGAACTCTGACATTTTTGTCACCTTGATGCGGTCAGCGTCAGATGAAAGTTGCGAGGAAACAGCCATTGTAGACCTGGCTGGCTCTGGCCCATTGTCGCAAGCAGACATAAGAAGAATGGCGGAAAGCAAGAGACATATCTTCGTTGTCATATCACACCACCATGGCCGTTTTTGCCTGACCGAATCGAGCGCGACGATCTTCCAGTCCGTTCGTTCCGCCGTTGATAATCTTCGTCACCTGCATCAGGTTATCTGAATATTTCAGGCATCCCTTTGTGGCGAAGAACCATGCAGCGCTTCTGGCTGCATAAATTGGTTCGGCTAACAGCTCAGGCTGCTGAACCAGATCGACCTTCAGGGCATTTCCACAGTCACGGTAGTTATCCAGGAACGTAATGCCGATGAGGCCACGCCCACGGTATTTCCATCCATCACCTGGCGAGTTGTTACCGTAGCGTTTGCTGTATACCAGGTTAGCTATGGCACGCTGGCGCTCAATCGGTAATGCTCGCTCTTCAGGTCGGCGGCCCAGCGCGTTAGCCTGGTCCTGTGTGATACGCCCAGACCGAATGAAGCTGGCCAACCCCACTACGCTGTAGTTGAAGTTTTCCTGCAGCCGGGTGAACCCTGTCGACTCATGCCCCGCCTGCGCAATGAACATAGCCTGGTCTACTGGCTTGGTGATACCGAACTCTTTCATCGCATCACTGATTGGCTGGTACCAGCGCGCAGCTAACTCGGCGCTTAACCCAGCCGCCTTTTGAAATTGTAATTGGTTCATTAGTGCCTCAGTGCATCAATCAGACGCGCCACGTTTCCCCGAGCCCAGAGAACGGCAGCACAAATCAGGACGTTCACCAGCACCACAAACCAGTGTGATTCATGGTACAGGCCGAACAGGTAACGGAAAGGGACGCTGGCGTATACCAGCACCGTGAAATAAGCCATCAGCGATATCAACGGGCGATGTCTCGCCCCGCCACGCTGGTAGAACATCAGTACAAGGACGATTACGCCGCAAATAACGGCATTCGCTATTGCACTCGGATCACTTGTTACCATTGCTGGCCCCTCCTCCACGTAAGCGAGAGAGAATTCCAAACAGGCTACCCAAATCCTGACTGTTGACGAACGTCAGCAGCTTAATGGCAATAGCGGCTACGATTACCGCGCCCAGCGCATCAAGTGGCCTGTCGCTGTAACCCGTCCATTTGGAGAAGTAAGACCCAAGTAATGGAGCGCCGATAACGCCGAAGATGAACGAGGTGATGAAGTAGCCCACCAGCTTAAGACGGCTGATGTTTACCGCCGTTGCAACGTAGAACACCGCGCCAGCAAATGCGCCAAACACCACGCCGTAATCAATGCCAGTTGCCAGGCCAAACATGCTGGCCCCCATCAGACCACCAGCCGCTACCGTAGTGCCAGAAACAGGATCGGACATTTAGCCCCCTCTTATTGCCGTGATTCCTCTCAGAACGAGGGGATATGAAAAAGGCCGCCCAATGGCGGCCTTTAAGTAGTTCCTTGAATTGTGTATAACTTGAACTTCGTAAGCGGTCTTTCTTAGTAACGACTCTTATCACATTACCGCATTTTTTGCGGACCGCGTATGAACTTTTTCAACCACCCAAAAAGTAAGGTGTTTTCATGTATCTAGTGAAAAGTTGCGATGAACGTGACAATATTTTAATCAGGAAAACAATCAAAATAGGAAGTCTGACGGAATACAGGGATACAGAAAAAGAAGAGATTGCAGACAAGGATGAAGGATATATATTTATGACTTTTAACTTATCCGGAATAGATTTACCTGCACATTTATTCAATCAAATGTCATCGTCATTTAATTCTGATAACAAATTTTACACCGAGGAATTAATTGTATATCCTCACAGTAAGCTAGCAACTGACTATTTATTCATTGATAAATTTAAGGCTACGGCATCTTTGAGTAAATACAATAGATTTGTATTCTGCATTTCACTTCTTGAAGATCCTCTTGAATGCAAATCCATATTCAAGGATTATAATGATTACTGGCACATCAAATTAGAAGATTTAGAGAAAGTAGCTAATGAAATTGCGCAGTCTTTGATACTAACTATAGGGAAGAGAATTCAAAATGGTGAATCTCTATTCGACAGAGAGGTTACAAAAGATACTTTACATTTGGAGTGGGAAGCTACCCAAATAAAGTACACTGAAAGGAATATACAGATTGAGAACAAAGAGGTTGAAACTAATCCGAAACAAGTTATTGATTGGTTAAGCCATAGCTATATGCTTAAACCACAAAAATTCAGGCATGAGAAAGAGTTTAGATTCGTATTTGATTTTTATCAAAATGGCAGATTATTGATACCAAAAATAAATAGCATCATAATCCCTGCAGATAATATTATTCCTTTTGTTGTAGCAAAATAATGTTGGCGTGGGCCACAAAGTATGTGGCCGCCATAATTATTAGTATAAGTCCATCTCAAGTTTGATGTCTAACATTGCCAAACATCCATCAATAAAGCCTTCTGCAAGTTGTATCTCAATGCGAATAATCTTCTCATCTTTCTTGCGCGCTTTAGCTATCTTCCGCTTAGAAATACCGTATAAATAATGAGCTACTAGCAAAGAATGTTCATAGGGCTTTTTCTTCTTTAAGCGAGCAAGGCACCCTTCAATGATTAAGGCATCGTCATCAGTGCAAGAGAGACGGGGTTTGCTTTCCTGAGGTAGGAGCCCTTTGAATCCCGCAGCAATAGGTGAATAATCGACACCAGAATTATCACTTGCAGCCCACCCGCCCCAGCGTTCTAAAACCATTTGAATATCGCGCATGTTATCTCCACTGTTCATGCTAATACGCCGATTGCCAGCGCACGATCTAAAAAACGAAAAAGCAGCGTTAACTGGTCGCCGTATTTCGCTTCGAATGCCACAGGACTGGCGTGCAACTCGTCGTGATGCTCTCTGCACAGAGGTATCACAAACAGGTCGTGCGCTTTGGTACCCATTCCACCCTGCCCGTGACCTATCAGGTGGTGGGGATCGTCTGCCGGGTTGTTACAGCACATGCACTGCTGCGACTTTACCCAGCGGGTATACTTCTCGTTTTCCCAGCGGCGACGCTTAGGTTTCAGCATGAAGGATTCCGGGGTTTCCGGGTCTACCTTCACCGCTACTATCTTTTTGACTTTCTCCTGAAGCAGTTCTGCCGCCGGTACCGAAGGTGTGATGTCACTTTCACGCATCACTGACTGAATAGGTTCTGGCTCAATCCTTAAAGCTTTTGCCGCCAGCTTTTCCGGAATAACATCTGCCAGCCCATTCCTGACCATCCACCAGCAGAACTCCGGAAGTGTCAGCACATGGTCTTCACTGAAACCAAGTTGACCGGTTACGGTTGCCAGTAGCCAGGATACCAGGTTTTCACGGGCAATGCCTGCGAGTCTTTCAGTGGTTTGATCACGCAGATTGTTATCACAACCCCAGCACAAACGTACGCTACCGGGAGCGTGGCGCATCACTGTAAAATCACGGGAATGCCACTCTTCGTGTGGCCACTGGCATTCATACTTTCGCTCCAGCCAGGCATCCAGACCGTTCAGACCACCAGCACGCTGAATAACGCGCTCATTCTCAAAAACAACCTGCATACTGTCATCATGTGTCAGTGGCTGGTATGACTCTGGAAGCAGGCCAGACGGTAGATGCTGTATATCGTCCGATGGCTTTTCAATTACCACCCTTCCCTGACGGAATAGCCAGAGCAAATCAGTTCCGGGGCGAAAGATAACCACCCCGGCCATAGGCGCAATTTCAGGTGTAAGTAGTGCCCTCACGTCATTTGCCCCTTAGCGGTGTGCTCAGCCCAAAGACCACCAATCCACTTGACCCCTTTCGCCGTGAAGCGGGCCTGGCTGAACGCATAATTCGAAGCGTTGGTTGTACCGGTCTTAACTTCGAAGCGGCCAGACTCAATATGCTGATGATATGGGGTAAGAACGCCGCTCAGGCGGTACATGATGTGATGATCCAGCAGGAACAGGCGAAACTCAGGCTCTTTGGCATTGAGCAGCTTCGCAACCTGTCGAAAAGTCATTGAGCCGGTTGCCGTGACATAACGATCAACAAACTCTGCTTTAGGTGCGGCAATCGCCAGCTCTTCGCTCAAGCGCTGCTTTTGCTCAGCGAGGTCAGCCGCTAACCTGAGGGCTTCAGGCAATGATTGCGGTACCACCATTCTCCCGCTGCTTTCCAGCTCCTGCCAGCGGTCAACAAGACGAGCCGTGAACTCTGGCGAGAGCTGGGCAACGATCACATAACTGTCTCGCTTGTTAACTTCGTAGTAATGGTAAACCTGCCCGTTCTGGGGATGGGTGTACTGCATTGCAGCATACCCCCCAATAACACCGCTGTTCATGAGCCGCTCAATGGTCACGCATACATTGCTGTGACGAGAATCCACCAACTGAGAAATTTCGCGACTGGACATCGTTATTTGCTGCGCCATAGCTGCTGCATGATGGGTCTGACACATTACGGTTGCGTTCATCTGGTTCATGCTCTTCTCCACTTATCAGGCGGCTGCACCCGCCGGTTCGTACTTACTGATCGTGATTTCAACCTTTCCTTTCTGCGTTACTGGCCCCCACTCCACCACCATTCGCTTAATCTGGCTGTCATCCTCCCAGATCCCTGCGTGGCTCAGCGCGTCGAACAGCGCTTTGTTGTAGTTGTCGATGTCGCGGCGACGCGCATCGGGTGGGAAAAGAAGAATTTCCACTGCCGCCGGTGCGGTGGAGGGTTTTGGAAGGCGGCGCAGCTGATCGACAATAGCCGAACAAGCTGCACTCTGGTATGCCCTGCCCTTTTCGCTAATGAGGTGACGGCCTTTCAGTGGTCCCTTGTTCGGGGCTCGCCAGTAGGTGTTTACGCTCGGTGGAAACGGGAGAACAAGTTTCATAACGTCACTCCCTGCTTTTTCAGCCATTCCACAGCGTTATCTCTGGCATTTTCTCCACCGGATAGCAGCTCTTTAATGATCGTTACAGGTTCTGCATCCCATTCCGTTTTGACTACGGTAATCCCCCTGGCAGCGCCAGGAGCAATTGAGATGTAACCTTTTTTCTTAAGCGCCTTCACATGCTCGGCAGCAGCATTAGGTGATGCACAGCCAATTAAACCGGCAAGCTCCAGAATCGTCGGCGGGAATCCGGTTCTATCCTTGTAGAGCACTATTGCATCCAGAACTTCACTTTGACGGGGCGTTAAATGGTTCATGAGTCCACTCCATAGCGCCCGTTAAGGCGTCCAATCACACTGACGAATTTGATGAAGGACACGCCGAGTGGTTTTACCTTCGCATAGTGCATGCTGAGCAAGGGCTTGCTGATGCTGTCGAACTTTGGTCGTGGCTTTGCCTTCATCGCTGACTTGATGGCTTCGCTGCAGCGCTTCGCTTCTGCCTGAATGGCGTTCTCGATGGACTGGTTCATGCAAGATCCTCTTTAGCCCAGTCGATGGCGCAGACAACACCTGGCAACAAATGAACTGCTGGGCGCTCAGCCTGATTTCCCCAGTGATCCCAGCCAGGCGCGCCGCAGCGGCTGAAAAGTTCGATGCGCGGAACGTCGCCGTAAAGCTGCTCCAGACGGAAACGAGCCTCTGCTGGTTTTTCGCTGTGCTCACCAAGAGGGCTGTAGATAACCTGTTTCACACTGGCGTTCATGCGTTCGAGGCCCTTCCCTCTGGTGGCGATCAGCAGGTCTTCGGTATTAGCGCGGGTGGAGTTGCCACCGTTCATCCGGGTCTGCACATTGAGCAGGTCGAGGAAGTCGTAAAAGTCCTCTACGCCACCAGCCTGAAGGGCTTTGTTAATATGCTGCTCAGCCAACTGGTTCAGCTTCACCCAGGTGAACCCCTTCATCGTGCGAACCTTAAAGCCCCACGCCTCAGCCAGTTCGATAGCCTCACGTGTGTGAGTGCCGGTGAACCACATGGCCAGAACGGCATCTTCGGCAGCCAGCTCCCACACAGGAAGACGTTTCATGTCGATCAGCTTCATCGTGCCGTAGTGGTTCTCTGCTGCACCGTTGCTGATGGTGTTGCCATATTCCCAGGCTGGATCGGCGTAAATCAGTGAATATTTCATCAGACGTTTCTCCCCCTGCCAGCCAGACACCATGAATCCGTTGGTGCTTTCGGCTTGTGAACCTGGCTGAGGCATTTCTGGCGCTCAACCAGAATCTTTTCGCGCACATCCTCGTTCTTAGAACGGTTGAAAGCCTCCATCAGGACTGTCGCCGCACGCTGATACAAACCCTTTTCAGTCAGCCCCTTCGCTTTCAGCAGCATTGCAGCTACTGCCGGATTTGATACGGCTTCTTGTTCCGCGTCAGTAGTGCTCTGGGCTCTGTCAATTTTCACGCGGGAAATCACTTCCCCTACCGCTCCGCTTGGTGGCTCAGCAAAATACTGGTAGCACTTGCCGTTATGCTTACGTGTGGCGCGGTTAAGTTTTACCAGGTGACATACGCCACGCTGCACGGCGTGAACGTCAAACTGTGGCATTGATGCCGCCAGCTGCTTGTTGGTCAGGCCAGGGTTGTTTGTGATGAACAGCTGAATGTTTTTCAAAAGGCTCATGAGTTAGCTCCTCTGAAACCAGCGGGGATCTTGCCGTAGTTGGTGTTCTGGAAACTCGATTTGAATACGCCCTCTTCCCTCGCCCACTCACCGTTAACCCGTGCAGGCTTACCAGCTTTTGACCAGTTGTTAGCAGACTTCAGGTAGCCAGGGAACTTGGTCGGCTGGAAAAGCGTCTGGGGGCGAAGGTAATCGGACATTTTCAGATCATCAGCCCATTTGGCGTTGCAGTAATCGACCACCAGCTGCAGCTCTTCCACGGTGAACCCCTCGCCGATACGGGCGCGGATATTCTGCAGGGATGTGGTTGATACCTGGAACCGTGAGTTCGTGACCTGGTTCAGGTGAGATAACACCGATTTGGCCTGATCAGTGATCAACACTTCACGGTCTGGTTGCGACGCAACCGGACAAGAAGGGGTTTTATTCTCTGTAGTAATCTCTGTTGTATTCTCTGTAAGAACATCAGTGCAATTTGACCTGATGACAGCGGTTCGTTTTGACCCGATGGAGTGTTCCACCTTGACCTCTTCCATCGGTTCATTTTGACCTGATGGACGAGTGCATTTTGAACTCTTCGATTTGGTCACTTTGACCTCATCTAAAAGCTCGCTTTCGTAGTTGATCGTGTAGTAGTTCGTCATGTCGCGCTGAGACTTATTCAGCTGCTCAATTTTGAGCACGCCGAGAGTCTTCAGGCGGGTGAAGGTGCGCTTCAGGGTAGACTCTGACCAGAACGGGAACTGCTCCAGCCACTGCTCGTTGGTGTTATATATCCAGCGCACGCCGTCACGCTCCAGACCGGAGTTTGTTTCTTTCAGCCAGTAGTTCACCTGCTGCAACGCAATTGCCTCGTTCAGGCCAATGCTGTATGCAAGGTCAGGGTTTATCACTATCGGCCGGGATGGCATTAACAGGCTCATGGCAGTCCTTTAACTCTGTAAATTTGCGCTGGAATTGCTCAAGAGGGCTGAAGCACTCATGATCGTACCCTTCGCGAAGGTATATAACGCGGCGTGTGGCTGGCTCCCATCGGATGACCCGCACAGGGATTCCTCTGTGGTCTCTGAACCTCCGGTCAACTTCAGCCATTCCTCACGCCCCTTCTCGTTCATCAGAGCAAATGCCGCTACCATTTCTGAACACGACTGGTAGTTGTTGGCACCACCAGCGCTGTGTACTCTTTCCACATAGCCGAACGGGGAGCTTTTCCCCTTCAGCGGCAGGCATCTGAATTGCTTAGCTGGCCTGAATCGGTTTAAACTGTTCATGCGTTAGTTTCTCCACTTAAAGAACCGGCGCGCCAGACGCTCCGAGCTGCACACTCGGGGCGTCACCTTTTCTGCCGGTAGAAATAAAAACATCCACTGCCTGATCCGATACGCTCACCCCATACAGCGCCATGAACCCCAGAAACCCATGAATCTGGTGACGCAACTTCTTGTTGAATAAATCGGAAAGTGTCTGGCGTTCTTTCATATCGATTACACCATCAGCAATAGCTGCAACTTTTGCTGAAGCCAGTTCGCCAGCTGCGACCGTCGCTTTCATATCGATTTCATACAAATCGACATTGTCGATGCTCTCAGGTACAGGAATGTCCACCAGCATTTTTCCGCAGCACTTAGCGAAATACTCAGCCAGATAAGACGTGCCGGAAATGGATTGCATCTGTTCAAGTTCGACTACCGTAAAAAAACGACTGCCGCATTTTTGGTACAGATGGTTGTGAAATTGATCGATGGTCATGCCAAGATCAGCAGCCAGGCCTACACGACCGTGTTTGTGTGCCTTGCACATAAGGCGAATCGCTGTGTTTATGCTGTCTACCATTATGTTTTCCCTTTGGTAGTTATGATTAAGCGGCTGATGAATTAGCCTTTAAATAAAGTGAAGGGTTTACTTTGAGGGCCCCTTTAGAAAGCGCCTGAATTTCGAAAGCGCGGCCTTTCGGTATGATTTCGCCCCATCCAGAAACCGAAGCGTGGGAGATGTTCAAAGCTTTGGCTACATTGCCAACGCTACCGAAGTAAGAAATCACATCATTTTTTTTCATTTTCACTCCATATGTAAGAGATGCAGACAACATCATAGTAGGATATCTTACATTATTAGGTCAAGGATTCCTACATCACAAAATGGTAGGATTACCTACATGAAAATGAATGAACGCATACGCGCTCGGCGAAAAGAGCTGAAACTTACCCAAGCGGTTTTATCCAAATTAGTTGGAGTAAATCGCGTGACTGTTACAGGGTGGGAGTCCGGAGACTATGAACCGGGAGGGTCGAACCTTCAGGCACTAGCGGCTGCGTTAAAGACTAACCCACAGTGGATCATTACTGGCAACGGTGATGCTGATACTGGTGAGTCAACCTTCAAGCCCACTGAGAAGTTTGGTGTAAAAAAAATACCTGTCTTGTCTTGGGTACAGGCTGGCGAATGGACTGAAAGTGGCGCCCCAGTTACCGAAAATGATATATCAGAGTGGATTTTCACTACTGCGTGTATATCTGATGAGGGGTTCGCTTTACGCGTTCGTGGTGACTCGATGACGAATCCTAATGGCGCCCCCAGTATACCGGAAGGTTCATTTGTCGTGGTGGACCCCGACTATGGAAGTCCTGAAGAAGTAAATGGCAAGATCGTTGTGGCACAAATTGAAGGCTCAACTGAAGCAACTTTAAAAAAGTTTGTCATCGATGGCCCACTGAAGTATCTAGTACCACTGAACCCAAACTATCGAGTTTTGGAAGTAAACGGAAACTGCAAACTTGTTGGTGTCGTAAAACAAGTTGTAACCGACCTATAGCCCCCTCTTTTCAAAAGCCGACATCCAGTCGGTTTTTTTCCACCTCTAAATGTAAGATTTCCTACTTTTAGTATTGACAGCCAAAGGTAAGTTATCCTACATTTATCTCGTACCGCAGGAAATATCATTCAGAAACTGCGGAGAATAAGCAGAACGGCATATGGCACATGATGGAGTGGTGATGAGTTCAAGCGCAAACAGGATTGAGCTTTTGGTTAATGGGGTTCTGAAGCAGACCTTACTCACAGAGTCAGCAGTCGCAGCCGATTACCTATTGTTTATGGGCGGTGTTATTGAAGCGCTGGAGAAAGATAAAACCTCTTTGGAGGCTGAAGCCAACAAATGTGGTCGCACTATGGCGACCGGTTTTAGAGGGATTGGCTCCGCCCCTTTGGGATCAGTAGGCGTCCCAGAGATCACGGATAAATAGGTCGACTTTTATCCACATAGCACGGCCAACGGTTTTAATGATGTGATTTGCTGTCTGATCGCTGATCTCAATGTCCCAGGAATCGTAATTTTTATCTGGGTACTCTTCAGAGAAGGTAGTCCGGATGCCGTGTCGGATATCAGCTTCTGAAAGCCCGCAGCCGGTATTAATAAGGCACTGGGTTAAAACATCTGAGCGCTTCATGCGTGATCACTATCCAAATGTTGGGGATTTCAGATTAACCGAATCCTTGTTGTTGGGGAATAGCAGGATCCACCGAGCCTGATGTGGTTAAAAGACAGGCGTACAACATGAGAGCGTACTCCTTATCAACCAGTGTGGATGACAGGTGTGAAACAAAAGCGGAGTGCGCTCCCAGTTGTGGCATTAGCTCAGATGGATAGAGCAACGGCCTTCTAAGCCGTGGGTCGCAGGTTCGAATCCTGCATGCTGCGCCAGTATCACGTAGCCAGCGTGGTAAACCCGTAGTAACTGCAACAAATGCTGTGTGTAGTCTTGGCGGTCGGCAGTTCTGAATGTCCTTATGTCGACCGCCCCTTTTACACAACTGAAAGCGCGTTCTGGACCTTTAACCTAAGTGTCAGTTCGTTAAATGCAATTTCGAGCGGAACGCGCTCTCAGTTGTGGAGAAGCTAACAGGCGATTGCAGTCGCCCGTTTCACTAAGTGCCCAGGCTGGGTGCTTACTAAAACGAAACCCCTTTATTTTTAGTCGCCACCAGGCGAGGGATTCGTGCAACCAAAATTCAGCGGATTTTCCACTGGAGGACTGATGAACCACCTCGAATTTATTGAGAAGAACGTGAAGGAATTGCTCATCAAACAGGGCTTTTCCTCTTCGGTGGCTCAGGGGGGGCGTGGCAGGCGCTTGATTTGTATAAACGCATGTCACAGGCAAGCAAGAAAGGCGCGATTTTTGACGACGTGTTACGGCATGCGAAAGCCTGGGCAGATAAGCAGGTTTCTAAAACCGAAATCACTAAACGAAAACGCAACACCCCGAAAGACCAAGGCGGCCTCTTTTAAGTTGTAAGGCCAAAAATCAGCGCTGTGCAGAGCGCTTATATAACGGAGAAACTAACAATGACGAACACACAGAACGTCACCGAGTTACAACCACGCCTGACCCGCGAGCAACTGATCGATGCAGCTCGTACCGCAGCTAAGTTTCTGCCTGTTGCTTCAGCTCAGCTGATGACCGAACTGGCGAACCGCCTGGATTACACCAGCGTGGCGCTGTGCGAGGCAATGAAACAGCGCAAGGAACTTGCTGCTGAAAATGCCACCCTTCGGGATGACGTTACGAGCTGGGCCAAGGAGTGCGATCGCATTGTTGAGCGTCACACCAAAACCCGCAGCAATATGCACCTGCTGGAAGCACAGCGAGAACTGCGCGAACTCACGCCTGTAACCCTGACTGTATTAAGCGAAGGTGTTGCGTGATGGCCAACTCATTTAAATTGATGTCTCGTGACGGAACCATCAAGCGTACCGACACCGGCATGTTCATCAGTCTCGACGATATCCACGTGCGCGAAGGTTTCAACAAGCGTGACGACAACGATGATCGTACCCGCCTGGCTGATGATGACCTGTTCGAATATCTGATGAATGGTGGCTCAGTACCTCCGCTGGAAGTTATCGCCCGTGATGAAGGTGGGGTGTGGGTTGTCGAAGGTCACCGCCGTCGTCGTTGCTATGCTCGCTGCGCTGAAGCAGGAAAGCCTGTAGACCGCATCCACATCATGCCTTTCAACGGTAACGATGTTCAGCGCCTGGCTCGCATCATGACCAGCAATAACCAGCTTCCATTATCCGATATGGAACAGGCCGCGGTTATCCAGGAACTGCATAACGCGTTTAACCAGACCACCAGCGAGATCGCAAAGCTGGTCAATAAGTCTGTGCCCACCGTCGAAAAACTCCTGCTTCTCAGTACCGCTAATCATGATGTTCAGCGTGAGGTTAAATCAGGGGCCGTCTCTGTCGAGGTTGCTGTTGGCCGTGTGAAAGAGTACGGCGAAAAGGCTGGAGATGTGCTTCAACAAGACAAGGCTGCTGCTGCAGCTAAAGGGAAAAAGAAAGTCACCCGCAGCGTCATTTCTCCCGAAATCAGTGTGAAGAAAGCGCGACGTCTGGTTGAGCTGGTAAGCCTGGCAGGAATCAGTAACACAGGAGTGATAACTCTCAAAGGTTTAGCTCATGCAGAAGTACAGGAAATCATCGACGAGCATAAAGCTATCGCCTCAAGCCGTTCAGGAGCATCAGCATGAAATTTACGATTACAGAAATGAATGGTCTTCTTAATGGTAAGTGCATTCCAACCGATCTCTTGGTTGGTGAAACGCTTTCTGCCTACCTGGTGCGCAAGCTCTCACTGTCAGATCAGTTGCTCACCGAGTCCTCACGCTACGGTCGCCAGTTAGAAATCACCATTGAGAATCTGGAAGCCAGGTTAGCGGCGATGGCTGCGGAGAATGCGGGGCTGAAGGCGTTCGTCGATGCGTTGCTCTCTATCGCTTGGCAAGGTGGCTCCGCTGATGGTGCGGAAATACAGGAGCTGGCACTGAAGCATGGACTGCTTCGTCAGGAGGTCTACTCTGCTGATGAGCACGAAACACTGGTCGATGACCCTGGTAACTTTGAAGGCGGCGATCCGGTTTACTTCCGCGTTGAAACCCCGGCCACCGACGCCTACCTGGCTGAAGTGCGGACGCAGGTCTGGATTGAAGGCAATCAACCGGCAGAGTTTGGACGCTATTGGGTGCGCTACGAAACGGATGTTGGCCCACAATACTGCTCCGCGAAGTGGATGGAACACAACTTCTGCGCAGGCAGCGACACCAATATCCACAAAATCTGGCTTGCAGACCACTCCCGCTCTATCAATTCACTGCGAGGCGTCACGCATTACACAAAACTGCCTGATTCACTGGAAGGAGCAGCCCAATGAGCAACATCGACAAAATCGCATTACGTGAAACGGCAGATGCAGCAAACAAAGCATCATGGGGCCGCTGGGAATCATATCACCCACACAAAGGCGCGCGGGGCTACGAGGTCAAGGTCGGGGTAAAAGCAATAGCCCAGCACTGCCTCAAGGTTGATTCAGTATTCATCGCCGCTGCCAACCCCGCCACCGTACTGGCGCTGCTGGATGAGCTGGAAGCCAAAGACAAGAGCATCAGCTTTTTGAAAGACCAGCTCGCGCAGTTGGCAAACTTCAATCCTGATTGGGACAAGCTGGAAGCAGCAACTGACAGCCTCCGTGAGCACATGGCAGAACTCACAGCGGCACGCAAACGGATTGCTGAGCTGGAGGCGAGCCACAGCAATCTGCGCGAGGCAATGGCAGCCATTCATAACACGATTCGTCTGGATGGCGCGCACACCTCACTGGCGGTAATTCTGGCGGTAATTCTAAATGCCGCGAAACGCGCGCATGACGAATCCGCAGCCGCTACTGGCATCCGCATCAACGGGGAGGGGTGATATGGCTACTTTAACTGCAAAAGAGCGGGCATGGATAGACGAGCTGCAAGCCGTACTCGACCGTTGCCCTTCACCGAAGAAAATCGGTTTTTACACCATCGGCGATCCGACCATCTTTCTGTATGACCTGCGGCGGGATAAAGAGGTGCAAGACGCGCTAGATAACCGCTCCTCTGGCGACTGGTGCACTTCAGTAGCGTCAGTAGGTGCGGGTTTTGATGAGACGATAGATTTTCCATCTGGTGTATTGAGCACCGCAGGCTAAGGACTAACCCATGACATTCACCAAAGAGCAGTTGATCAATCAGGCTCAGAAAAATATCGCGGTGTTGCGCGGTGCGGTAGAGAGAATACCTGGAGCCTCTGAAGCCGCAGTTATCCATCTTCGCCTGGCAGAAATCACGCTGGCAGCGCTGACGGCTGAGCCCGTTGCGTGGCAGTGGGAATATCGCGATAAGAACCATGTAACCAATGACCCGGCGCGCGCTAAGTTTGTGACACAAGATGGCGACGTTGCTGTACAACCGCTATTCACCGCCCCGCCAGCGCCGGCATCTGTGCCTGATGATTTCGACTTCTCAAGACTAGCCTTCGAGAAGTGGATTACTGAGAACTATGACTCAAGGCTCATGCGTAGCGGCACTGGATATGCCGGGCGGGTGCTTAATCAGATGTGGCAATGTTGGTTAGCCTGCCGCGCCGCCATGCTTCAGGATGCCGAACCTGTTTCGAAGGAATGCAGGTTGCCCGAGGATTTTGACTTCGATCGATTCAACGACCTCGTTTGGTTGGAGGCTGTAGCAAGCAATCCTCACATGCACTCACTCACGACATCGACCATCGCTATGGTGGCGCTGGAGCTGAACAGGAAGTTAGCCGCTGGCAACTCTCCGGTGATTCCGGATGGTTGGGTGGCTTGCAGTGAGCGGATGCCTGAAACTGACGGAAATTATTGGGGGTGGTGGAGCGAAAGCAAACGGCAAGGGCCTGTGTGGTTCATCAAGAGCGAATTACAAGCGCAATTCCAGAGCAGTGAGATAACCCACTGGATGCCGCTGCCTGCAGCACCGCAGCAGGAGGTGAAGCCGTGATCAAAGGAAAGCTTATTAGCAGCCAGCGATATCTTGATAACGCAAAAGTTGCGGATCGTGCAATCAGGTTTAAACGATTCATCGTTTCTGTCTATCCGATAGTCCTTCGTGGACAGCAATACACCATTTTGATGGATGGCCACCATAACTATGCAGCTGCCAAGTTGGCCGGGATAGAGCCAGACTATCGTCCGATTCGTAAAAAAGTCATGAAAATAATTGGCGAACTCAGTGAGGCTGAACGACAGGGTTTATTTATTAACAATGTCACTGACAGCAATTACTACTTTGTCGAGTCTGGCGAGGTGGTGCAGGAACTGTTGCTTCCTGATACCTCCGTTAAGTTCCAGGCGCATGCTGGCAACCAATGGATATTCGGCAAGCAACCATGACCAGCAAACTCAAACAGCGGCGTTCGCGCCGCCTTAAGGCCGATGTAGCCTGGTGGATGGCAGAAGCCAAAGACCTACACGCCAGAGTGATGGAGCAGGCAGACGAGATAGACAGGCTCAAGAAGCTGGTTATCAGAGTGCCGATGCCCGTGATGATGCCGAAAGAAATGATCCACCAGCTCTATCACACAGAAACAAAAAGATGTCGTACCTGCAATGATGGCCTCCGTGGTGGATGCTCATCTTGCGCGTTCTATAAACCTTAACCGGGTGCAGCCGGTTTAGTGGAGAAAAACCATGAGCGAACAAAGCCAACGCTTTCTTACTCCGGATGATCTATATCAGCTGACTGGTTATCGCCGCCCTTCTCTCCAGTGCAAGGCACTTAAGGAGAGCGGGGTGTTCTACGTTCCTCGTAAAGATGGACGACCAGGCACTACATGGGATCATGTTTCAAACCCTGTAGGCTTAAAGTTGGTAGTGAATAATCGTGAAGAAGAAGAGCCTAACTTCAAGGATATGTGTTGATGCCAAGAGTTCGTAAAAACCCAGAAGATAACTGGATGCCGCCCCGCGTTCGCCGGGGTAAATCTGCCTATGAGTTTCGTACACCGGATGGCAGGACAATACGACTGTGTAACGCTGACTTGACTAAGTCGCAGGTGTGGGCGGCTTATGAAAACTTCATAAACGACATTAAGGTTGGCACCAACTTTAACGCGTTGTGTGAGGAGTTTTTTAATTCTGGAGATTTTCACGAGTTGGCTACTGAGACTCGGAAGGATTACAGAAAGTACGGAAATAAAGTTAACGTTGTGTTTGGGAAAATGAAACCCGACAACATTAAACCTGAGCATATCCGTAAGTATATGGACAAGCGAGGCGTAAAAAGCAGAGTCCAGGCAAACCGGGAGAAGGCTTTTATTTCTCGTGTATTCAGATGGGCATATGAAAGAGGGAAAGTGAAGATGAACCCTTGCCAGGGGGTGAAGCAATTTAAAGAAAAGGCAGGTAATGACTCCAACTT